GGTGCTTCCGCTTCAATCGCTGACAAGGTAACCTCATATCCATTTGAATCACCCATCGCAGTACCGGTGTTCGCAACCATAGCGGTCACATCACATCCGTACTCCTTACCCACCAAGAAATACTCATCGTTGTTGTTTTTCACGATGCAGAAACATCTGCCTTGTGCCAACAATTTCATTTCATTTCTTTTGGTGGTTGACAATCTGCGAAGTTTGAAAGCAACATCCGACTGATTGAAGGATGTGCCATTCTCAACACTCACATTTGTGGTGATTACCATTGATCCAGTTGCTTTGGGGAGTTCGTAAGTATACACGCTACCACTTGCAACAGATGTTGCGGTAACTTCTCCACTTGCAACGGTGAATCCTGAAGTTGCCCAGTTAATCAAGTGGATGCTTTTGATGCCACCAACTGCATCTTTGCAGTCAAGGGCGAATCCTGAAGTAAGTAAACAAGGCATATCTTAATGAATTAAAGGGTGAAGTAAACGATTTCTCCGGGAAAAGCAACCTGAACACCAGCTTTGAAAGTGAAACGAACACGCACCTCATCGTTGTCAATGCTGTACCACATCTTCACTTCTTCTTGCTCGTCAATCAAGTCAGTTCCCATAAAGAAGTTTGACAAAGAACCAGCAACAATCTTGCTTGTTCCGTTCAAACCACCTACGGCAATCAACTTCATATTTGTACCAGGATAAACCATTTCCATAGTTTGTGCAGCATCTGCAACATAATGGAACAAGTTTGCATTCTTCAAGTTAACCAACATCAACTTGTAGGCATCAATTCCCAAGAAGCAAACCAAGTCATCCTTCTCTGCAACGGCAGCGGGGATGTTGGCGTACACTTGATCCAAGATGTCATCAATGTTTGCAGCGGTGATAGAAGCAAATGCAGTTGGTGCAGAGTTAGCCAATACTGGAGACGCAGCAGCGATGATTTTGTTGAATCCATCAAAGCGACTCAAGTTAGGGTTACCACTTGCGGTGTCACCTTGCCACATTGCAGTTTCCAAAGTTTGTGCAATTACGGCAGCTTTTTCAGCACCGATTTGCTCTTCAAAGGGAACCATTGTTGGTGAACCAGGCATAATTTGGGTTTGCATCCATTTGGCTTCCAAAGTTTTTGGACACAAAGTTTCTTCAACTTTCACAGCACCAACGGTGATGTTTCTTTGAGTGAAGGCAGTTGTACCTGATGGGTTGTAACCACAACCATCGGCTTGGAAGAAAACGGTTGAAGCAAGGATGTTCAAGGCAGATGCTGATTTAACACCGACCTGAACTTGGTTAGCAGATTGCAAAGTTGAAGAAGTTTTGCTTCCGAACAATGCTTTTACCAACAAATCAGTTGACTGTTCGTTGGTGTAGTTAGCGAGTGATCCTACTGAAAATGACATAGTTTTATTTGTTTATAGAGTTTTTGAATTTTTTAAGTGCTTCAAAGCGGTCGTTCTTTTTTGTAGATACAGGTGCTTTCAAGGGTTCTTCGCTTGGCAAGTCAGCAACCTTCTCAATCAGGTCAATTGCTTTGCTCATAGCTTCTTTGTGTTTGATGTTTGATGCAGTCAATGACTCAACCTTTGCAGACAATTCAGCGATGGCAGATTCCAACTTGGAAACAACATCATTGAATGCACTAACGGTTGCGAACTCTTCGGCTTCAATTTCAATTTCAACTTCAGGTTCAACGATTTCAGTAACGAAACCGCCTTCAGTTGTAACCAACAAACCGCCTTCAACCTCGTGGGTTGCATCAGGTGCTGGAATGTTTCCTTCGGCAGTTTGAACGAAGATGGCAGTTCCTACCGCCAATTCGCCTTCCCACTCAATGATTGTGCCATCGGTCAAGGTAGCAGTTGCCATCTCAACTTTGACTTCTTCGTCCGAAAATCCCAACATCGTGCGGATTTCTTTCAATGTTTCTTTTGCGTTCATTTGTATAAAATTAGAGTTTATGTTTCGGTGTTGCAATTTTACTTGCCGTTCCACTTGGAAAGGACTTCTTTCAATGCCTCAAGTATTTGTTCGTCTTTGTCTTCAGGGAAATCAAAAACCCCCTCAACGGAGAATCCTTTGAACTCACCCTCTTTCACTCTTGCCCACACATCGTCATTGTCTACAAGGTAGGAAACAAACCAAGATCCATCGGCAACCTCCTCAAATCCCTTCGGTGGCATCACGCCTCTCTCTCGGTCAATGATGTATGATTCAAACAAGCTCACACCATCCATTATGGGTGTGCGGTGATGAGTGTTGACTGCATCGTACTTGTTGCCCCTTGCCCATTTCTTTGCAATCTTGAAGATGCTCTCCTTGTCAAATACCACATAGTATTCACCACGCACATCGTCTCTGCGATAGATGGGTAGGTCGGCAATCATCGCTGCTCCAGTTACGATTCTTTTCTCCTCGTCTTGGATGGCAAACTTTTGACCTTCTACCTTCAGGATTCTCTCACACCAACGGAGCATCTCTTCACCACCCCAAAGCAAATAGGAGATAGTTCCACACGCTTCGGTGTCATCGGGGTTGTAGTATTCTTTTGCACGACTCAAGAAGGAGTATGTGCGTTCAATCGTTTCAAGGGACAAGTTCTCACGGTTGGCAAGTTGGTTTGCTCTTGCTTTGCCCACCAATGTTGCACAATCGTTGTCTACTTTCTCATTCAATTCCATCCCACGAATAGCATTGTCAACCGCTGCCTGTGGGTAATCGTTCTCAAAAGCAGAGAAAGCAAGAAAGTCCTTTTGTATCGCTGGAGATTCCACGAGAGAGACAAACTCAATCCCTGTCTCTTCGTCCCATTCGTTGATGTCTAATTTGTATACTGGTAGTTTCATCGTATTCAAATAGCGTTATTTCACAACGGACACTCTTTTGGTGTTTCCGACTCTTGCTTGTGTGCGTGATATGTCCCCTTCGGTCACAAATACTCTCTGCTCAAATCCGCTGACTTGTGGCAATGTAGATGATACCTGTGGAACACTTTGCTGAATGCCTTGAATGTTTGTGGTTTGTGGTTGACTGCCTCCTTTGGATGCACTACCTCCCGACAACAATTGTTTTGCTCTTGCGACATTCGCCAAAATCCTTGCCACACCTTGTGCATAGTATGCAGCGGTGAAGATGGGAGTTGCAGGTCCAAGTATAGACGCTGCCTGTGCAGATGCTTTTGCAGATTCAGCGTTCAAACTTGAGAACGCAACTGCACTATCAATTGCAATCTCTACCAATGCAATACCTTTGGCGATTTGTTCACGCTTCTTTTCTTCGGTTGTCAGGATTGTATTCAATGAACTCAACCCATCCACCGTTGCTCGTGCAAATCCTATCTTGGCATCATATACTTGTTTTGCAGCAAGTATCTCTTCGTCCGCTGCTTTTTTGACTTTTGCTGCCTCATCCGCTCGTGCTTTGTCAATTAAGTCATCCGCTTCGGTTCTTGCTTGATAGCGTAGAAGTGATGCGGTCGTGATTCCCTTTCTTTGTATACCCTCAAGTCCCTCAAAGTATTTTTCTTCTTTCTTGAGATTTTCTGCGTTCAACCGGTCATTCGCTTCTTTGGCTTCTTTTGCTCTTGCATCATTTGCATCTTTTCTTGCTTTGGCTTGGTCTTTGTTAAAATTCTGCTCTTCAATTTTTAAGACCTCCAATGCGTTCTTGGTGTCAAGGATAATCTTGCCCCAATTCTCCTCATTGTTTTTGCCGTAGTTTGCTCGTGCTTTTGCAAGGTCATTCTCTAACTTTTGGCGTTGCTTATTGAAAACACCAACTTGGTCACCTCTTGCTTGTAGCAATGCAATCTCTCGGTCAAGTTGCTCATTGCTTTTTTCGGTTGTCTTGTTCAACTTGTCCAATGCCCTTTCCGCTGCCGAAGTAATTCCAACAAAATCGGTGAACCGCTGAACCAAATTGCCGACAAAATTGGCAATTGTTTTCAAACCGGGTATCAATCCCAAAATTGCATTTTTTAACTTGTCAAAGTTGGCAATGATTAAGGTCAAAGCAATACCGATTGCACCGAAGGCAAGAGTTGACATTCTTCCCAACGCTTGAAAAGCTTTTAAGACATTGCCCTTGATGTTGCCAGCGATAGCGGAGAATTGTTGTTGAACCTTTCCGAGTCCCTCAAGTCCTTCAGCCAATGCCATCGCACCTTGCAACTTGACCATTGTCTTTTGCAAGTCCTCGCTTTCACTACCAAAGAGAGCCATTGCTCCTTGTGCTGCTTGGAATCCACGAGCAACTCCTTGAACAACCGTGTTAATTTGAGCAAACTTGTCGGGGTTTACTGCTGCAACTCGGTCGTTAAAGTCCTCCATTCGGTCACGAGCTTGTGCAAGTGCCTTCTCCGCCTTGATGGCTTCAGGAGAAAACTCACCAAACTCCATCACCGCTTGTTGTGCTTGGATGGTTAATTCCTTAATCTCCGACTTCATTGACTTGAAATCGGGTTTTTTGACCGTTAGGTCTATCGCTGCCGTTAGTGCCATATCTTATCCGTTACCTATTACAAAATAATTTGTTCCATCACACACAATCCATTTCTTTTCCCAATGGTTGTTGATGTTGTCATCGTCTACACCGTTTATTTTTGCCGTTGTTGCCGTGTCAATGGTGATTGAATGTGCTGAATTTGTTTTTAAGAATATCCAATGTTTACCACTCAACCCTGATGGATCGGGCAAAGTGATTGTGAAGTTTCCAGCGGTCGCATCACATAGGAACAACCAATCGTCTTTGGTCACGCTCGTTGTGGTTGTTACCGTCTTAACTGCACCACCACTCAAGAATGATGGATACATCTCGTAATTGCCAAGATAGAGTGTGTCAGGTTTGGTGACTGCAAAGTCATCACACAATATCGCAGCACTCCCATCCGTTCCATCTTGGAAGGTTGTGTTTTTGGAAACAACCGCAAATGTATCGGTGAGATTGTTGTTTTGCACAATACCATCTCCCTGAATTATACCTCCTCCTCCTTGACTCACACCAACGGTCACCCCTTTGATGCCGGGTTTGATTGGTATGTTTCCACCGGGATAGATGTCGGACTCTGCATCGGTTTGCCCCGCAGTTCCCGCACCGATTGTCTTTTGAACGATGGTCGCTGGTTCAATAAATTGCTGAAGCAAGAACTCGCACAAATACACACCATCCTCAATTGGGTTGTAATCGCTGATTTGATTCAACCGCCAATACTGACCTTCAAAGAAGTACGCATCCGAGAATGACAAGTTCAGCCAATCCTTTGGAGTTATGCGGAAGTATGCTCGTAGAATCTTGGAGTTTGATCCTGTAATCTCACTCAAGAAACGATAATAGTAATTGTTAACAAGGTTTGAGTTGGTGTACTTGTACCCAGCACCAACACCAATCTCTCTCGGCATTCCAAAAAGAATGTCATAAGTGGGATTGCTGATTGAGTCCAAGTGAATGGTCAATGGGATTGAGAATTGATTTGTGTAGTTCAAACCAACACCCGCATATTGTGCGTAGAACTTCCAATTCACGCCTGTCACCACACCACCAAAATACAATATCCGCAAGTCACCATCTTGGTAGTTGGGGACATACGACAAGACAAAGTTCTTTTGGTTGTTGTATGAATTTATTTGCGTAGGTGCAAAAGCAATTTGAATCTTTT